CCTGCTATAAGGTCGGGGAAATTTTTAAATACATCAGATAACATTGGCACTAAATTATCATTAAAAAACGTGCTAAAGCTTGAACCAAGGCCCTCCAATGCTTGCCCCAAATCAATTTGCCCGGATAATCCACCAAGCACATTTGATAAGGATGCTCGTACTGCACTAAATGAACCACTGATAGTTGATGCTGCTTCTTCTGCCGTGGTGCCTGTTATACCTAACTCTTCCTGAACAGCATGTATTGCAGAATATACGTCAGAAAGATTGCTAATGTCATACTTAACACCACTAAACTTTTGTGCATCTTGCAAAAGCCTCTGCATTTCCTGTTTAGTGCCACCATATCCAAGCTTCAAGTTATCAAGCATGGTGTAATTCTGTTTTGCAAATCCCTGATATGCATTCTGAATGGCTCCCATGTCTGTACCCATTTTATTGGCATTGTCTGACATATCAATCATTGCCATATCTGCAACTTTGGCGGCCTTATTAGTATCACCACCCAAACTCTGCAAAAGAGAAGCAGAAAAACCTGTTACATTCTGCATATATTCTTTTGCCGATAATCCAGATGTTTTATATGCATTCTGTGCATTTTTAAAAACTTCTTTTGATGAGTCTTTAAATAAAGTTTCAACTCCACCAATAGCCTGTTCAAGGCCTGCGCCTTCCTTTACGGCGGCTGCCGCACCTTTAGCAATAGCCGCACCAATGGCAGCACCTACTGCCACAAATGTGCCAACATTTTTAAACTTAGAAGTTAAAGATGATGTAATATTGTTACCAATATTATTGCCTGCTTCAGTACCTACACCACTAAGCTCACCCGTAAGCTCACTTTTCATTCCTTTGGTTGATGGTAATACTTGAACATAAGCTGTTGCTATTGTTGACATTGTTTAATCCTCTTAATCACCGATTCTCGGTATTTTTCAAATTCTTCTGGAGTGTCAAACCCTATTACATTGGATTTGGCTTTGTCATCAGATTTTATAAAAAGCTTGGTTAAAGATGCAGGCCTATTTACGTTTTTATGTCCGTTTTCTGTTTTCATCCAAACCAATAAGCCAAGATAATCCGCACATGTTGCAAGCAACAAATGTGTGATATCAACCTCTGCATCTGACATCAACACTTTTATCCTTGAAGTATCTCGCAGACCGCATGAAAAAACTGCCACCTTTAATGGTGACAGCTCTCTCATGTCGAATATATGATATGTTTCTGCAAGATCGCAAATCAAAGCATCCTCATCAGTGTTTATCATTCTGATGAGGTAGAAAAGTTTTTTAAGCTCTTAGAACCTTCTATTATCTCTCCCATGACTTCAATCATCTTGGTCGCTTTAAGTTTGCCGTTTTTATCTCTGTAATGCTTCTTAAGAGCTTCAAACTGTTTAGCACCAAGCATCAAAGGGAGAACGTCAACTATCAAGCCTGATTCTCCCTTATCAATCCTTGTCAGTGTTTCTAAGAAATCCCAATCATCAAGGTATTCCTTATCCACTTCAACCTCATAGCCATCAGATAATACAACTTTTTCTTTATCCATTCTCACTTATCCTCCTTATTATTATCAGCCTGAAGGTATGTTAGGATCATTGATAATATACTCATAGTGTGTATTTCCGGCACCATCCGGGAATGCTGTCAGTGTAACAGGATATCCAACAGGTGAACCATCAACATACTCTATGTCACCAATGCTTGTAACTTTACCCTTGGGAATCACAATTCTCTTAAGAGCATTGTTAATCACCATATCAATGGCAATAACTCTTTCCTGAGCCTCTGAGTTATTTGCTGCAATAGTAATGCCTGTTTCAATTGCACCACTAACATTTGCATCACCATAAACAAACTTAAGAACATCAGCATTCAATATCTCAATAAGAGTGAATGTAAATGTATCTTCCTTTTCTGTTGAAGGTGTGAGAACTACATCACCACCCCAAGCCTTAACCTGTTCGGTAGATGCTGTGTTGGTATTAACCAAACCATCCTCTGATACATAACCAAGGCCCTTGAATGCTCCATCAAGGGTAGTAATAGCATCGGTAGGAAGAGTAGTGCCCTTTGCAGCAGCATATATTGCACCACCAATTTTCGGCTTACCTGTTCCGACATTGGAAGTATTAGCCATCTCTTTTTCCTCCTTGTTTAATCAAAATATGTAATATCGAATACCGCTTGGTAACGATATGTTTTTGTTGTGTCATCTGTGAAGTTGTAATCACTATCCAAGGCGCATCTGGACACCTTGTTATTTATAATTAGGTTGAACATGGTATTTTTAACTTGCTCATTCAAAAGAAGTGCATCATTTAAGGTTGAAGCACATGATTGAATTGCAAGTGTAGCCATGTTAATGTAGTTTTCACGGCCTGATCCTGTTTTTTCAATCAGAATATACTGACTTGGCTTTTGAGCAGGCTGTTCAAATACTACCGGGATATTTAATATATTCTGTTCTAAATGGTCTTTAACTATTAACTCAATCATCGCATCGCCTTTAATAATGTGTTATGCTTTAAGTTGTTATAATATGCATGGACAGAATTGGTATGGACATTGACATGCGCCCTTGTATTTCCTCTTTCGGCACCATCTGCCACATAACCCTCTCCCTCTTCAATCATTCCGTTTGCTCTTTCCGCAATACGATTACCATACTTTTGCAACTCGCCTTTAACACCTGCATCGTTTCTCAATTCTCTTAAGCCTTTAATATTCAACTTAACTTCAACGTTCTTAGCCATATCGTTCAACCCTAACATTTTGCCCCCACCTAAGTGGAATGTTGGCTTGTTCGCCTGTCATGGGAAAACCAAAAGTACGGTACCGATCTCCCCATATGACAACCTCGGCATCCACCCAATCATGTGTATCACCCTTGGGAATGCCAAGCATATAAGTGATTTTTTTGTCATATAACGCAAGCGAACTTTTTATATCATCTGTTGATGGCTGACCAACAAGCACATCAGGAACATCCTCAAGCTTTTCGGAATAAATAGGAGCATTAAGCGGATCATAACCTTCCAATGTCTTTTTGACATATTGAATTGTTGTACCCTTTATACTCATAACGATGCCCCCATATCTTCCAAAGGTGAATGTGAACCAATTTTGTTGCTACATCCAAGAGCCTGTTTATCCTGTTTGCCAAGATATAATTCACCGACAGAGCCACCACTTCCCATTGTCCATGAGTTAGTGTAACCAAGACCTGTCATTGACCCTTGTGAAGCACCATATGGAACACCAAAGCCTTCACCATCACCCAAGGCACGAATTATCATACGGCATGTAACCATCTTCTTTGCATCTGCTGACGCATTGACATTAGCGGCATCTATAATAACCGCAGCATCATCCAGAAGTGTGGCGCACACTGCTTCTTCATCCGTGGTCAAATCCCTTGTCATTCTTGCTTGTATATCTTCAACTGTTGCGTATGCCATCTTTACAACCTCACAAAAGAACCGGGCAACAACTTAATGCCGCCCGGTATTGTATGTTACATCTTACAGACTCGGAACACTCGATGCAGTAAGCTTGTTGAATACAGAGGTATCTGCCCTGAATCCAACCTCGATCTCTGCCCTTACAGCAAACATATTCTGCTGGAAGAGGTTAATCACTGAACCGCCACCAAGGTCAAGTGTTGCATCCTGTGAGTAGTCGATCTTAACACCTTCAACAACTCCGTAAAGAGCCTGCGTCCAATCACCTGCAAAACCAACCTGTGCAGGCGAACCACTCTTAAATGCAGCCTTGCTGAACTCTGTCCTTGCACCAAGAACCATAGGTATTGCGCCTTCTGATACGTTATTAACAAACAGAGGCCTCTTGTTCTGATCTGTTGCTCCAAGAAGTATTCCACGGCCCTGTGCCGAAAGAACAAAACCATTAAGAACACCACCATGAAGTGCGATATCGGTATCTGCTGCAACAAGGCCTGCATAAACGTCAGATGCAAGGCTCTGTGCCTCAACTGATGCAAAAGTATCAAAATCATCACCGGGAGCTGCTGTGCCACCGAATACAGTATTATCAAACTTCTGTCCAAGTGCATTGGGAAGTCTTTCGATTAAAGCATCATACAGAGATGCAACATCCCTCTTGAACTCGTTTGAGAAAGGAACTATAACAGCAAGCTTATAAGCTCTCATAACCTTTGTCTGTAAGCCGGGATTAGAAACAGGCTTTGCTGCCGTTTCACCAACCCATGAAGCGGTAGGATCAGATGTTATAACATTGATTGCTGCGCCTCTTCCGGGAAGTGCGATCTGCTTTGCAAGCTTCATAACCGCAGAACCTTCCTGAACCTTCTGAATAATTTCACTTGATACGTCAACAGGGAGATCAATTGATGTCCTGTTGGTAGCTGTACCTGATAATGCCATTCTTTTTTCCTCCTTAATTGTGTAGAGCCTCATTGGCCCAATCTGCAAACTGCTGTCTTGTAGACATCTTCTGTGTTACTATGGTTTCTCCACCATCTCTGACCTTTGGATATCCGTCAGGCATTGCATAGGCCTTTATTGCTTCTGCCTGTGTCCGGCATTCATCCTCGGTATTTGCTGTTAAGAGATGGCTTGGAATACCTATCTCTTTTGCAACCTTATCCCTCATCTCCGTCAGCTCCTTTTCCTTCTGGATACCATCTAACTGAGCCTGCAATGCATTCGCTCTTTCGTTTGCCTTTTCAAGCTCGGTTTTATTGGCTTCTTCCATCTCGTCAAACTTTGCTGCCTTTGACTCGAGAG